CCCGCGAGCCATCCATGGGTTCTACCCGCCCATCGCCGTCTACCAGGCCATGCTGGACAAACTCAATCAACCCAGTTCCTCCATTCAATAAACCGGTGTTGCACTTGGTGCTTGACTCCGCCAGAGGAAAAAAGGGGTAGGTATGAAGTCTTTGTATATAGAGTTTTGACGGGTTGTAATTCACAACAATTTCGTCACTCCTCCGGCGCCCTGCGCGGCGCCTTGAACCGCCGCAGCCCGCTGTCCTGTCCCTCACTGCCCGCGGCCGCCGCCGCCCGCGCCGTTGCCGGCGCGTGTTCGGCTGCGCCGGCACCCGTACCGGCGGCCTTGAGCGCTTCGCGGTTGCGCGGGTTGTCCTCGCCGATCGCCGCGCTGCGGCGGAAGAAGTCTCGCAAGCCCATGGTGCGCCTCACATGGAGTAGTTGAAGTTGTCGTTGCTGCTGCCGCGAATCTCTGCCGCCGCAGAGACCATAGCCCACGCGCTGGCGAGTCGTTGAGACCCGGTGGTGAGCATGACCTTCGCTGCATCCATGCGTGCGTCGTTGGCGTGCGTGACCGCATCCGCGTTGTATTTGGCCGTCTGGTACGCGATGGTCTGCCCGGCCTCGTAGTGCTTGATCTGGGCCTCCCACAAACGCGCGGACGCCCCTGCCTGAGCCTCGGCCGCGTGCGAAGCAGCGCGGTAGCCGTCGACGGTGATGCTGGCGTGCTTCGCGGCGATGTCCGCCGCGGAGACGGCCGCGGACAGCCGGGCTTTCCAGCCGTCCCACTCCAGCCCCTTGGCAGCTACGTGTGCCTGGAACTTGGCCACTTCGACGCGGGCTTTCTCTGCCTGGGCGCCGACTTTCGCGCTGTACGCGGCCACAAGGGCCTTGTACGCCTCGCCCTTGGCGCTTTCGCCCTGGATTTGCGCCTTGTACATCTCGGCTTTCGCGGTCTCGGCGTTCACGGTGGCGACGAAGGCTCGCACTTGCTCGCTCCCGGCCTGGATGCGCGTGCGCTCCAGTTCGACCAGGGTCTGCGCCGCGCCGACCCGCGCTTTGTAGACCTCCACGGAGGCCATCGCGCCTTCGATCTCAGCCTTGTAGCGTTCCACGAGGGACCGGTTGATGTCGGCCTTGGTCTGTTCCGCATGCAGAAGCGCCTTGAACACCTCGACTTTGCTCATCTCCGCCTTCACCAGCGTGTCGTACGCCCCGGCGTACGCGCGGTAGCCGTCAAGCAAGGCCCTGAAGTTCTCAACCGACGCGTTGTGCACCGCGATGGCGTTGTCCGCCGCCGCCTTGCTCGACTCGAACACGAGCATCTCGAACTTGTAGTTCTCGTCGATCAACTGGTTCTCAAGCTGCAGCGCCGATTGGATCGCGTCCTTGACGTTCTGCTGTTCGAGCTCAGCCTGCTTGATCGCAATGTCGCGCGACAGGCTGGACAGCTTGTCGTGGTACTCACGGCGCGCGTCGGCCAGCTGCCCGGCCAACGCCCCGGCCGGCAGCGGGAACCCGAGCGCCTCCGCGCCGCGCAGGACTTCCTGCTCGCGCGCGAGCGCGGTCTGGGTCTCGCGGTCGCGTGCGCGGTCCCAAAGCTGCTGCTCGACATCCGGCGACAGGCCGGTGCCGCCATGCACGCGCGCGTTGAGGCTCGCTTTCAGGTTGTCGAGGAGCTGCGACGCATACCGTTTGCCTGGGGAGTAGCTGAACGGCGCAGGCTCCAGCACCGACAGCCGTGGGATGCTGTCCAGCTTGCTCAACCAGCCTTCGTGCAGGTTGACGCCGTCGAACGTGTGCGTGGTCAGCGACATGAAATCCGGCGCCGCGGGCAGCACGACGTCCGGCTCGTCAGGCAGAGGCACATCGCGCAGCTCTGGCAGCGCGGGCGCTTCGCCTATCAGCACGGTCGGCGCGTCCATGAACTTCATGTCCGGCGCCGCGACGTCGAAGTTGTCGATGTTCACGTCGTTCATCACGACCGAAAGCCCGCTCGGCGCGTCAGACGGTACAGCGACCTGCAGCTTGGGCAGCGGCGGCGCGGCCGGGATCGGCGTTACTGCGGGCGATAGCACACCCTCCCATCGCACGTCGATCCTTGGCGGCTGGTAGATGCTGGCGGTAAGCGCCTGGTTGAACGCCGTCACCTCCGCGCGCGCGGAATCCGCGAGCTGCACGGACTTGTTGTACTTGTCCTGGACGATTGCCGCCGGTCCGGCTAGGTTTGCAGCCATGGTTAGACCCTCCGTGATTGCGAACGCACGAGCGCGAGCTCGATGCGATCAATAGTGAACTGCTGCCCATCAGGCGTGCGCACGCTGAACCCGAGATAGTTCTCGCGGATGCCGCGACCTACGACGCAGCGCGTCTGCCCGCTTGCGCGCAGCGGGAACGTATATGACCATTGCCCGGCCCGCCCGTACACGGTGAACTGCGCAGCCCCCTCACCGTGCATCGACAGGTACACGCTGTCGATGTGCTTCTTCAGTGACGTCCCGCGCAGGCCCGGTGGCAGGTGCACGTCGGCGACGATGGGCGCCGCCGGGTCGGTTTCGCCGCCCAGCGCGTACAGCCCGCTCGCATCGCCCGCGTGTGTCGGCGTTATGGCGTGGAACGAGAAACCGGCGTACTCGGTCACCGCGCCGGACAGGGTGTTGCAGACAATGGTGTTCATACAGAAACGATGACCGCCGGCAGCTCGCCGGAGTAGTCAAAAAGCTGACTGAGAAGCGCGCCGAGTTCGGTCCTGGCGCCATTGGGGGCTATTGCCCAGGAGGCGAGCACCTGCCCGCCGTTCAGCGCAGCCACCACGCCGCCGCCGCTATTGGGGTCGATGGCGGTCTTAACTGAGTAGGCACCGTAGCCCAACGGCAGTGTTGGTCGTGGAACAACGCCGTCGGTGACGTTCGGTGGCAGGTAGTACGTCGACGTTTCGCCTGCAACGTTGAAGAAACCGCTGTTAAACCAGTAGTGGCCTGCGACGACGAAGCTGTTGTAGTGGTCGTCGTCCACTACGGCAGAAAAGTCGATGACCCGAGCGGCGGACGTGTGGATGGAGGACGTGATGTTGGGGCGCGCGGTACGCGCGCCGTCGAGCTCGTCCCCATAGCTGATTCGCACGCCCTCAGTAAACGTTGTTACCGCGTGGCGCATGATTTCCTCGCCGCGATGCAGGACGACGAAACTCGCTGACGATCCAACCGAGCGCACTCGCGTGTAGGCTCCAAGATCGGACAGCTGATACCCGCCCGTAGCGAATTCGATGTACGCCACCACGGACAGGATGGGGTCGATACAGACCATGACCTTGTATTCGTCGCGCCCGCTGACCGAGAGCAGTTTCTTCTCCTCGGACTCGTTGCCTCCGGCGGGCGCGACAGACGCGTCTAGCAGAGCCCAACTCGTGTACCTGTAGCGCATGACCGTCTTCGTATCCACATCGACCAGGGTGATAGGCCCCCATGGCGTACTCAACACGACCGTGTCCTTGTACGTGGCCTCGGTGGTCGTCGTGTAAGCAGCGCCGTAGTTGACGCGCCCTCCTTCATTACGGAACCTTCCAGGCCTAGTCCACACATAGTTAAACTCAGTGCCTGGACTAGGCGACCAGTCGTACCAGGTGCCCTGGCTTGCCCAGATGCCTGATGGCGGAACGTCGTTGAACACATAGTCGTAGACTTCACGACCCCTCGTTGTGGCGGTGATTTCGTGGCGCAAATCGCGGGCCGCCGACATGGAAACCTTCGCATCAGCCCAGTCCCTGGCCACGTAGACCGGAGAAGTGCGGCGGTCAACGCGCAGGAGGCGCTTCGTGTTGTCGTACCTGTTGTCGAAACCATCCATCCGGTCTGGGCAGTCGACAGTAAGCTGCCCCGCGCCCAGCACGAGCTTGAGCGTCGTCAGTGAGGGCGTACCCGCCAACCAGCCCGTCTGTCGGATCGTGGCCCTCCATGGAATTGCCCCGCCGCTTGGGTAAGCTTCAGGTACGAACTCCGTTACGTCTACATCGCCGTGATGAATCACTTCTGCCACATACTCTGGGTGCACAGCAACGCGAAGTTCGTGCGTCAGGGCCAGCGGAGACAGCCAGTCGCCGTAGATGTTGGCCACACCTGTCGGTCGCTCTAGTTGCACCAGCGGCGCGAAAACCTCCGTCCCGCTGCGCGGGCGACTGAACGCCGCGCGCCCCATGAGCAGCCGTAGCGGCTGTACGAGATTTACTCCGTCGGGCGGCGTTGCCGCTACTGTCGTGACGGCAACGGGGTACGCGCCAAACTGGTCTGGCGTTTCTGCAAAGGTCTTCGGGGGGACTACTGCCACTTCGGCCACGTCAGCCGACAGGTCAGTCGTCCAGACGTTCGGCGCGACCTGCACGTATTTACCGCCAGGCGTGATGACGCCGAACCCGTGGTTCGTGGCAGCGTACGCCAAACCTCGCAGCACAGTCGCCGAACCACGTGCCTGACTGGTAGCTGCGCCGGGGCCGTACTTACGCGCGCTGCCCTCATAATAGCCAGAGGCGTTCGCGCCGTGGGCCGCGGTGTCGTCCGTGAAGTAGTGTTTGCCGCCCCTGGAGACCCACACGCCTGAGCCCCCGTAGAAGTGCGACACTGCAGTGCCCACCCACGCTTTATTCCTGTAAGTTACTACGAAGTATTTTGCGTTGACAGCGCCCGTGGTAAGCCCGATGCCGCGCAGCCCAGCGGGCGAGTCAATCGACGTTTCTGTCGGCCACACCGTCATAGTCCGCACGCCGTTCACGTCGACGATGCGGTAAGGCGAACCATCGGACAGACGCCCCGTCTGCACGGGATTAGGCACCGCGGATACGCGCGCGGCCGAACAGAACTTGTAGAACGCGCCCTGCGCTTCCCTCAGCTGTCCTTCGTTCAGCGGCCCGCCAACAGCCCGCAACGCTGGCGGCGCGGCGGGCTGGATCACCGTGCCGTCGGCCCGGCGGGTGAACGGGTTCCAGAGACTCATTGCGGCACCGCGATGTACTGTGGAATCCCGCGGACCTCGCGGAACGTGGCGCAGACCTCTTTCACGCCTGTGCGATAGCGATCTTCCGTGAGGTTGAACGTCGCGCCACCACTGAACCCCGCGACTATCTTGCCGCCCGCGATGCACACCATGGCAGGGCCTACGCCGTACGCATCGCCCTGGCGCAGCCGGTGGCCAGGCGCGCTGACGCCCGAGCCGAGCACGACAGGGCCGAGTTCGGTCGCACGGTACGCCAGCGTGTCCCACGTGTCGCCGGCGAGGAACACCAGGTCCTCTTCGGTGCCGACGTACAGCCCGTCGCCGACCGGCTGGATGGCAGTGATCGGCGCCGGCATCCGTTTGAAGTCGCGCCAGTCAGCCAGGTGCGGCGCCATGGGGCGGCTTGCCCACAGAACGTCGCCCTGAGCCATGAGCAGCCGGCCGCGCCAGTACGCAGTGATCGTGCCGCCCACGGGCGACATGGCGCCGAGCGTCCTCGACAGCAGCACCAGGGATTCGTTAGCACCGGTGAACTCGAAGGCTCCGGTGCTGGTCGTGCCGGCCAGGTACGCTTCTTCGCCGTCCTTGGCGCTGAGGTACACGTTGACGGCGTGCCCGGCTCTCGTGGGCAGGCCAGCCAGCCGCACGCCGCCTTCGCCGACGGTAATGGACGTGCCAGCGGTCGCGGGCCCTTCCAGGTTGTCGCTGAGACGGACATACGACAGGAAATAACGGTAGCCGCCGCGGTGCAGTGCGCCGACGGCATCTTCGTAGAACCCGACCGCCTCGGGTGTCGGGACAAACAAGTCCCGCCCTGTGACGCCATCGGTCAGGCCGTAAATCAGGCCGTTGCTGAAAGTGACGCGCCCATCAGGCAGGTTGCAGTACCAGACGCGCGCGGGCCCCATGGCCGGGTGCACAACGTGCTGCGCACCGCCAGGGTGGAGCGCGGTAAGTTGCGCTCCCTTCGTGGCCAGCATGAACCCATCCGCTTGCCACAGGTTCTTGTGGCATTGGTCGGACAGCAGCGAATAGCCTTCGCGCCGTGTGATCTCGCCGCTCAGGCCGATGTCCATGTTCGTCGCCGAAAGCAGGTCCGTACTGGTCAGACGGTGTTCTGGTTGAACATTGTTGATGCCGGAGAACTTCTCGTATGTCAGCATGCGACCCCCCGGTCAATGCGGTGCGTTCCTGCCTGCAGAGCGGAGTGCTGCAACGCCTTCAGTCGCACGCTCAATCCGCCTGGCGTGCCCAGCTCTATGGCGGCGCTCTCAGCCGCCAGCAGGCGCACACCGTCGGCGCGCAACGAATGCTGTCCGGTGTGCACGAGGTCGACACCGGCCGCGCGCGCCGCGAGGCGCGTGGACGGTGTGCCCACCGACAAGGCGCGTTCTCCAGCGGCGAGCAGCGTCGCCACCACCGCCGACGCCGCCCCAAACTCGATCGCCGAGAACGTCGGAGCGTACGCCTTGATGTCGACCGCTGGCTCGCCGAGGGCGAGGCCCACCGCACCGACGCCATAAAACGTGGCGGCGGCAGGGATGACCGACGGCGCGCCCAGCGAGAGCGCCTCAAACTCGACGGCCCGTAGCCACTTCGATGACGGCGCCTGTTCGGCCAGGAGCACGTGCAGCCCAGGCGCCGCGAGATCGACGCCGTCGACGGGCAGCCCCACGTCCTCACCAGACATGAGCTTGTGCGCACCCATCGCAAGCGCGACGTTCCCCGTTCCGACGAGGGCCGCGGACAGCGCGGCTGTGCCCGCGCGGGCGAGTTCGATCCCGATCGTCAGGGCGCCGGCATCCTCCGCGCCGTTGATGGCCGCGCCGTTGATGGTTGGGTACGCCATGGCCTCAGATCACCGCGAGCGCGACGCCACGCCAGTAGAAGCGCCCGATGAGCTGACCGCTAGCCGGCGTCACGACGGTGAACCGGATGTCGGATGCCAGCGCGCCGCCCGTGGTCACAGGAATGCGGTGAACGGACGACAGCCCGGACAGCTGAGAAAGCGGCACGCTGCTGGCGAACCGCGTGGCGTTGGACGAGGTGCCGATGGAGACGACCGGCGTGGAAGACACAGCCGCATAGGCGGCCCATAGGAACCCCACTTCAGTGACCATGAGCCCGTTCTTCGGCCCGAGCGCAAGGTCTACCGTCACGTCCACCGGGTTGGGGGTGCACAACCAGTGACCGTAGGTCGAGCCGCCGACGACGATGGTGCTCGTGACGCCCGCGCTCGGAGATACCTTCGTATACACCTCCATCAACGGGTGGAGGGGGGCGTAGGTGTACTGGTACGCCGTGGATGCAGACAGGCGCACCACGTCGTGCGGGGAGTAGTTGGTAGAAGTGTTGAACACGGCCGGCGCACCGATAGACAGCACGTGCGTGGCCCCCATCACCTCATGGGTGAAGTTGGTGTCCTGAGTCGTGGTGAGGTCGGGCTTCCTGCGATGCACGCGCATGATGGGCCAGCCACCGATCTGCTGGGTACCCCCTGGCACATAGTCATTCGGCACGACGCCATTGATTGCGAAGTTGCTACCATTGGTCCCGGCGGTCCCGTTGCCGGCATAGTCGAGCTGCAAGAACGAGTCAAGCATCGCGGCTGTGACGCGGGCCTCCAGCTTGGCCCCAGCCGGCCACGCCACCGGGAGCGTGCTTTCCGCGCCGCGGGTGACGGTGAAGATGTTGCCGCTGATGGCACGGATGACGACGATCTCGTACTGCCCTGGAAGCGACGGATCAGTCAGCGTGCCCACCTGGGTATCGCCAGGGCCCATGTACGCGAAGTCGCCCACCTCCGTGCCGGTCATCACCAGCGCTTCGTCCAGGTACGAGGCCGTCGTGGCGGAGGCCAGTGTGCGCGTCGCGTTGTTGGCGAACTTGAACACGGTCTCTCCTTATGCCGGTACCAGGCTGACGATGCGGGCCGCTCCCTGCGACCACTCCAGGCGGAGTCCGCCGCCATTCGGGGTGTAGGGCAGCCCCACAACGCTCGTGATGTACATCAGAAGCGGCGACGTAGTAGCTGTGCCGGTGTCGACGTACACGACGACCGAACCCGCTGCCGCACCGGTCGTTTGGCCGAAGTTGATGTCTTCAGCGTCGAACACGCCGCCGGTTATGGTCTTGTTCACGAGGGGCTGCGCAGCGCCGACGAGCGTGCCGATGTCCGCCAAAAACTCGTGCGCCCCGTCGTATACATACGTGCTGGGCAGCAACGCCGCCCTGAGTGTTACGCCGGCCGACCCGAGGTTATACGCGCCGCTGAGCACCTTCTCGGCTCCCTTCGGGTAGAACGGCGCGCCAAGCCGCGCGATCTTCTTTGCGCTGTTGTCCCACGGGATAGTCACCCCGCCGCCGTTCGTGGTCATAGGCAGGCCAGTGACGATGTCGAAGAACAGCAGTAGCGGCGATGTAGAGGCGTTGCCGGTGTCTTTATAGATCGCCAGAGAGCGGATCGAGGAGCCTGGGGCGAACGCGCCGAAATCGACATCGTTGGCATCAAAGACACCGCCTGCGATCGACTTGCCAGTCAGCACTTGATCAGTGCCCACGCGGGTTCCGACGGCATCGAGAAATTCGTGCGACGTGCTGTAGGTGTACGTGCTCGGCAGCAGCGCTACTTTGAGCGTGTCCGTGAGCATGTTGACGGCGCCGCCGAGAATTTTCTCCGCGCCTTTCGGGTAGCTGGTGTTGGCCATGGGTACTTACCTTTCTGTCAATCAAGTGCGGCCCAATCCGCCAGCGCCTTCAGGGCCTGGCGGTCGGTGAGGACTTCTTCTCGTAGGTCGGAAACAGCGCGTCGAGCATCTCCAACGACTTCGACGCCCTCGCCCGCTCCAGCGCCCACGCCGGCGGCGCCGGCCTGGCCGGCTGGATCACCAGCGGCTGGCTGGGGGCAGGTGGCGCCTGCGAAGCGCATGCCGTAACGAGCAGGGTCGCCAGCGCGACCGCGGTTTTCATTGAGCGCACGGGTCAACTCCTTTTGGTGCTTGGTGTCGGAAGCCTGGGCGGCGGCGGCGCGCAGGCGATCAGCCTCGCGCTGCGCGGTGAGCAGCGCCGTCACCGCGTTGGCCGTGGCGGCTGCGTCCTGCGCGTGCTTGGCGGCGGTGGCAGCGGCGTCCAACTTCAGGCGCGCAATCTGTGCGTCCTTTGCGGCTGAAAGACCGATGAATGCTACGCCAAGCGCTACGATAATGGTAGCTGGTACCCAGGAGGGAACAGCCTTGCCGAACAGGTGCACCAGCAGGGCCGCACCGATGGCCGCGAACAGCACGGCCCAGCCCAGGCTGGCGAAGAAGCCGCTGAAGAAGACGGTCAACCACGTCATTTGCGCACCCCCAAAGGTTCAGTGGGCAGACGCAAACGGTCAGCCGGCGGACCGATGTGCGTGCCACGCGCGGGCGGGGCATTGCCGGGCTTGACCGGCCCCTGCTCTGCCTGCAGCGCTGCGCGCAGGCGTTCCAGCTCGGCGATGCGCGCCTTCAGGCGGGCGGCAATCTCGCTGTTGTGGCGCGAGTTGGTCGCCACCAGGTGCATCACGTTGGCAATACCCTCCACGGTGCCGCGCAGCTCATCGATCTGCCGGTTGTGCGCCTTCTGCTGCTCGATGATCTGGTCGGTCAAGCGGCTGATCTGCACGTCCTTGCGGCCGATGGTCTCGGAGTAGGTGTGCAGCAAATCCAGCCGCTCCGACGAAAACTTGTCGGACGCCGCGCGCGCGCCAAAGTACAGGCCGGCGAACCCCGTCAGCAACAGCGTCATGGCGCAGCTCAGGACCAGCCACGGCACATGCCGGCGGGCGACAAACACATCGCTGGACACGGCGGTGTCGAGAAATTGGCTGATGCGGTTCATGGCGATACTCCGAAAGCCATCGGCGGCAGCACAATGGCCTGGTCGCGGCCGATGAGGTTGGCCTGGTAGGTCAGCACCAGTGCGTGCTGGTACAGCCCCGGTAGGAACCCGGCCGGAACCTGGACGCCGCTGATGTGCATGTGACACCCGACGCGCACAGGGATGCGTGCCGGCGGCTGGCTGATGATGGCGCGCGTCTCTGTGCTGGTCAGCGAACCTGAAAACTCAGGGACGAGCCCGCGTTCGCTGCAGACTTCGCGTTTGACGAACAACCACTCTCCGGGCTTGAAGTTGTGCTTCTCGTTGCCGTCCTGGTCCACGATGCCGATGAGGCGCGCGGTGATCGGCACCGACTCGTAGATGGTGGACAAGAACAGCGCCACGGCGGTGAAGAACATCACCGCCATCACCGACAGCACAATGCGCGTTTCGCGGTTGTAGTCGGTCCGGTTCATTTGATGAACACCTTCGCCGCCATGGCCAGAAACAAGGCCGTGCCCGTGGCGCTGATCAGCCCATAGGCGATCAGCTTCACCGGCGTGAACTCGTTGCGCGTGATGAACTCCTTGGCACGCTCCAGCAAGTGCTGATAGTTCGCCTCCACGGTCGTCAGCCGCCGGTCGAGGCTGCGCACGTCTTTGTCCAGTTCTTCGATCTGATCAGCCACGGTCTTTCCAGAAATTCGCGTAGGCGGGCGCGCGGTCGATGACCCGGCGCACGTAACCACGGTTGATGTCGTAGGTGCTCTGCCCGTAGCCGCGCCACTTCACGCGGCTCTTGACGCTGTGCAGCTCGACGTGGCCGAACCATCGGCGCGGGTCGCAGTCGGGGCGTTTCTGGCACAGCAGGCGGTCTTTCTGCACCGCGCCATCGCCGCCGTTGTAGCCAGCCAGCGTGAAGCTCCAGGCGTCGGTCGGCGTAGCCGCCAGTGGCGCAAAGCGCTGGTAGCCCGTGCGGTCCATCAGCACCAGGGCGGTCAGTTGCAGGCGCGGGTCGTAGCGCTGCTCCCACTTCCAGTGCTTGAGCGCGGCGTGCTGGGCGCGCAGCTCCGCTTGCTTGTCGAAGCGAATGCTGCCGTCGGCGTTGTAGGCGCGCGTGATCTGCCCCAGACCCACACCGTTCTCCCGCGCCGTCTTCAACTCGGCGCGCGGGCTGAAGCACGATGGGTGGGTCAGGGTGATGCAGGTCTCCTTCTCGATCTGCGCAGCCATGACCGAAGCGGCGGGCGCCTGCGGCCAGTGCTCCGCCTGCACCAGCAGCAACAGCGCAATGACCTTGGGGGCGGCCACGGGCAGCATCATCACTTGGCCCAGGTCACGATGCCGTTGAACAGCAGTCCTACGAACAGCACCAGTGCCGCCACCACCACGGCCGACGGCAGTTCGCCGGCCTTGGCTTTCTCCAACAGGTCGGACAGGCTCAACGTCGGGAATGTCACGCGGCTGACCACGATGGTCACGCCGGCCAGCACCAGCGAGAACGCTGTCCACTGCAGCAGCGTGGCCAGCAGCGCGAAATCCGTCAGGCCCAGCACGACGATGCCGATGGCGATCAGCAGCCAGGCCGAACGGTCACGCAACGCCTTGGCGCGTTCGCGGTTTTTCAGGCGCTCGGCGCCAGCCTTGTTGTCGGTGTCGGGTTCCACCATGTCTCCATCACAAGTAGGAAATAACGACCTTGACCTCCGACGCCCCGACCGCGGTTGTGTCGGTGTCGGCGGCGCCGCCGGTGATGGCCACGCCGAGTCCGGTAGTAAATCGGTGGCCGATTGCACCGAAATCCACCGGCACAAAGCCGCCGGCTGCCACGGGCACCGTGAGCACCGGCACGTCCGTGCCTACGACTGGAGCCGTGGCCTTGTTGTAGAGCTTGACGTAGCGCGGCGACGCGCCCGTGTTGGTTGCCACCACGCAATACAGGCTCGCGGCGGCGGACTTCACCAGCGCGGCGTTGGTGCTGGCCGCGCTGTTGATATTGGTCGCAGTCGCTACGGTCCCGGCCCAGTTCGTCGTGACCGTGCCGCTGACGGGCTGCGTGCCGCTGATCTGCGCCGCGGGGATCGGCTCCGTCGCGTAGACCCCGCGCAGAATCGACCAGGTGGCCGCCGCGTTGGCGGTGACGTTGGTCGTGCAGCGCACGCGCGCCCACATGTTGCCGTTCACCGAGCATTCCCACGCCAGCGTGTGACCCGCGCCAATGGCGATGGCCAGCGTGCCGGTGTTGGTCACGATGGTGTTGGCGTTGGAAACGACCGCCTGGATGGCGAACCACGTGCCGTCCGTGCCGTTGGTCGAATCCAGGCTCGCCTCAAAAGCAAACTGGCCCGCGGCCATGGCCGCGGTTCCGGTATTCTTGACGTGGAAGACGATGTTGCTGGAGTTCGACACGTCGACCGCGACGAACCCCGCGCCGGCCACTGCGCCAGCACCGGCCACGCCAGTCGCCGCAGCCGCCGTGCTGATCAGTGTTCCTTGACACAGCGGCATGGTGCCGGGCTTCGACGCCACCTTGAGCCGGCCGTCTTCGTTGACCAGCAGGCGGGTTTCTTGCCCGTCTGCCACGAGCGCGCCGTCGGCGTCCTTGCGCAGCGCCGCGAGCATCAGCCCGCCGAGTAGGTTCTGCAGTGCCACGTGATCAGTCCCCTGCTACTACGTTAAGCGTCCAGTTGCCGCCGCCAAGGTCCTGCACCCACAGCGCCTTCGCGCCGGTAGATGGCGTCGGGGCAACGCTACCGATGACTACGTTGCCCCCTACCGCGCCGCCCTCGCCCTGCTTCGCGGCGGCTGAGTAGGTGGTGGGCGACAAGCCGACGGCCATCCGCCCTTCGTCGGTGATCAGGTAGTCCTGCCCGGCAATGAGCTGCCCCGCTGTCGCCGCAGCGTTGATTTGCGCGCGCGTGCCGCGCTTGATCAGGACGATGGGCGTCTCGCCGCCGATGCCGCCAGGGCCGCCGGACTGTGGCGACGCGCCGAAGTTGATGTTTCCGCTCATGGCTGCGGCTCCAGCGGGCCAGCGGACGCCGCCGAATGCGTACCGGTGTGATCCAGCGCGACCGGGACGTAGCGCTCCGACAGCTCAAGATCGCTGAATGAGTAAAAGCCTGTGCCTGGCGTGCTCCACGTCTCCGCAATGTGCTGGCCATCGGTCACGCGCGACAGTCGAACGCGGTAGCTGATCGCCGCCGGTTGGCCGTTGACCGCGATCACGCCGGACACCGACCCGCGCGGCGTGAAACCGGGGCGCGCGTCAGTCTCAACGGACAGCGCGCCGTCGAGCACGGTGACGATGGAAGCAACGTGGGTCATCGCCACGGCCCCGTCACATCGACAAAAAAACCGCCGCTTGGCGAACCGCCGCCGAGATAGAAGAACATGAGCTTGCGGCCCGACAGGCTGCCGGGCCCCGGCACGGTGTCGCGCGGGTAGACGGTTGTCTGCTGCCCGAGGTTGCTGTGCGGCGAGAGGTACAGCCCTGGCAGCACCGCGCGAAGCGCGTAGTCGGTCTGCGACGCGCGCAGCCAGCACCGCGACAACCGAAGGCGGCCGTCGATAGAGCTGGGGAACGCACCTACGCCGCAAGTGTCAGCACCAGAGGTTGCCCAAGCGTACCCGGCATCCGCACCCGCATAGGTTTCCACAGACCCGCCGGCGCCTCCGAAAGCGCGCTCAACGAATAGGCCAGGCTGCTGGCCAGTGCCGGGCACACCGTCCCAACTGGTGCTGTTCGCGGCCTTGCCAACCCCCAGTACAGTGCTCCAACTGTCCCCCGCAACGGACGCCGGGAGCACGTCGCCAAAAGGCCGCGGGTAGCCAGGCGACGCGCTGATGGCGCTACCGTAGACCGTGTAGTAGTACGCGGGCGAGAAATAGAACAGCGCATCGTCACCAAACATGTCGTAGCGCTGCGGCGCCGTGTCGCCGCTGGCTGACTTGAGCCAGTACCCACCGCCGGATACCTGCGCCGTGGTGGGAAACGGCCCGGTGCCAGTCGAGACACCGGTCATAGAGTTGTAGGCCACGACGCGCGCATCAACCGCGTTCGTGTCCTGCACGCGCAAATACCGGCGGCTACCAGCAACGTTGAAGCTGCGGTACACCGCCAGGTTGGTGCCGAAGTACGGCTTCTCCCAGCCGCACGGCGCGTACTTGGCCGTGATCGTGCCGGTGGCCGGGCCATCGGGCGACGTGGACGCGAACGTGACGGTCGTTGCCGTCACCGAAAGCACGCGTTTCTCGCCGTTCAGCTCTGCGGGCGTGGCCCCAGACACGGCGATGATCGTGTCGAGCTCGAACGTGTCGGTGGAAGCGAGGGTCATCGTCGCCACGCCGCCCGATACGCCGAGCGACTGCGCCGTCGCCTGCCCCCAGCCGTTGACCAGGAACGCGTCGAGCAGCGCGATCAACGAACCGACGGTCGCGCTCAACGCCGGCGCGCCACGCATCGACTCGTTGATCCGCTTGATCGTGGTGCCCATGGCTTAGAACGTCCCGCAATCCACGGTGCCCACGGCCAGGGTCACGAAGCCGTTGGAGGCGTCCTTGGTCATCGTCATGGACGCGTTCATGCGGAGCACGCCGTTCGTGCCGTCCGTGCCCCAGATGAAGCCCGACGTACCACCGGAAATCACGGCGACCTTCTCATCGCTGGAGCCGGCCGGAATGTTCAGCGCCGCCTTGAAGGCATCGAAGGTGATTTTCTTTTCCTTCTGCGCCGCGTTCTCGCTCGCGTCGTGGACGAGCAGCAAGTCCGCCGCGCCATCGACCGCCGGCATCGCCGCCAGATCGTCAATGGCCGGGACCACGGGCAGCTTCGTGGTCGGATCGGTTGCGACGTACATCGCCCCGCGGTCGGTGGTGAACATCTGCTCGCCGGCCAGCATGCCGCTGGTCGGCAGGTTGGCCTTGAGGCCTCGTTTCAGTTGCACGCGTGGCATTGCCAACTCCTTCAGTTAAAAGTCCCGCAGTCGATGTGTTCGAGTTCCAGGTTGGCCCTGGCCTCGGCTTTCAGGGTCGGGGTGTCGAACTCCGACAGCTTCATGGGCTTGGTCAGCACGCCCGCGGTTTCGATCGTCCCGATGGGGCCAGGCGGCCCCTGCTCCGAAAACATGAGCATTTCGTGCACGGCAACTTCGTGCTGCAGCTGCTCGGCGTTGTCGAAATCGAGCACTTCAATCAAGGCCACGTTGCCTCCTGCGATACCTTGACGCGCCCCATCAGCAGGCGGCGCGGGCGGTTGCGTCCGGGGTGCGTGATCTCTAGGTCGTAGACGGCGTTCTGCCATTCCAGCCGGACGATCTGGGCGAGCCGCGGGTCGAGCTCAATCCAGCCGTCAGGCAGCAAGCGCAGCGTGGTGTCGGCGGTGCTCAGCGACAGCAGCGGCGCGGGGTCGTCGTAGTCCGCGCGCACGTCCAGGCGCGCCTCGCAACCGGTGAAGTCCGCCGGCACCATCGTCTCGCGCGACGCGCCAGTGAGCAGGCGCATTCGCTCGGGGAAGAACCCGGAGCCCTCGTACAGGGTGAGGTTCTTCTTGAACGGGGCGTACATCAATAGCCTCCGTAGGCGATGAAGCCGGCAGGGTGGTAGGCGCGGTTCTGTTCGTCCTTGGCCTGGGCGCAATAGGCGCGAAAACGCGCCTCGTACTCATCGGCCTTGCGGCGATTGAACATCTCGGCGTCGTGGTTGTCGTAGGCGCGGTACTTGACCCATAGCAGCAGGTGCTGGTGGTGCTGCTCGTCGATCTCCAGCTCGTCGCTGACCGTCTCGATGGGCGTCGGCAGGCGGTAGACCGACAGCGTGATGCGCTGCCCGTTGAGCTCGGCGCCGGCCGGCGCCGGCAGGCGCACGGTGTTCTTCTCCAGCCCCGTGATCAGCGCGCGTAGCCAGCCGTCCGGCAGCTCCTGCAGGCGCAGGCCGCGGTCGCGCATGCACTCCATCGGGACGATGTCGAGCGGGCGGCCGTCCAGCCAGGCCTCGCGCAGGTCGAGCACGCCGGCCGGCAGCTTGTACCAGGCCTCGCCAGTGCGCAGGGTGATGTGGAACCCGCGCGTCGCTTCGATGCCGTAGGTCAGACGGCAGAACATCTTCTGCGCGTCGTCGATATAAGAGACGACCGTCAGGTCGTCAATAAACGGCGGGACTTCGAGGTCAGCGACCTCGACCCGGTAGAGCCGAAGCAGTTCCTCGACAGTCACCGCGTGCTCACAGGCCCTTGGCGGCCTTGTAGTCCATCCAGGCGCTCTCGCGCTCGGCAGCGGACACGTCGGTCAGACCCGAGACGCGGGCCAGGGCCTTCGCGTTGGGCACGCCTGCGGCGGTGAAGTCCTCCACCGCGTTGGTCTTGGCGATCTCATCAAAGGCCGCCTCCAGCAGCGCCTTGCGCTCGGCGCCGTCGGGCGAGGTCTTGACCTCTTCCAGCGTCTCGCCGTCAGCGGGCATGACGCCCAGGGCGGCCAGCTCATCGGCCATGATGGCCGGCGCGCGGGCGGGCTTGTTCTTCTCGAACGAGATGGCGTGGCCGTACTTGGAAGCGACAGTGATGTCGCGGTTGCTGATGAACAGGGGCATTCAAATCTCCAGGAAGTTGATGGAACGGGGGCCGCAGCCCCCGTCGCGCCTGTGTCAGGTCTGCGTTTCGGTCGCGCGACCCGGCACCACGTACTGGACCTCCACGAAGGCCTTGCCCTTGGTCGGCGAGCCCGCCACGATGGTTGCCTTCAGGCTCGTGCCCGCCGGGTAGTTCTTACCGGTCATGCCGCCGGCCAGCGCGGTGCGCGCCACGGCGGCCAGGCTCGTAGCTGCCAGCGCCGCGAAGGCGGAGTCGTCGGCCAAGGCCAGAGTGGCAGCGCCGCCATCGAACGCCGTTACCACGTGCAGGGCGCCGCCCAGCACGATGGCGCCCGGCGGCAGCTTCACGGCAACCACGACGTCGCCGTTCTTGACCTCGTCGAAGTTGATGGGCTGCAGGGCCACCAGGGGCGTCTGACGCCCCGTGTCGGTGATGTATTTCGGCATGGTGCGTCTCTCCTTACTGAGCGGTGTAGATGGAGAGCACGGCGAAGTCTTCCTTCGACTTACCCTCGTAGATGCTCGGGAACTGCGGCTTCAGGAAGCCAAACATCTTCCCGACCGAGATCGACTGCTGGTTGTCGTAGTCGAAGCCCTTCTCGACCCAGTACGGATCGCCGATGTCGGCAAGCGCCAGGGCTTGCGCACCGCAGAACAGCAGCTGGCAGCCGTCCACGGTGCCGGTTGCTCCCCACTTGGCGCCGGAGGCGGCGCCTGCGGTGTTGTAGACATGACGGAACTCATGGATGAAGATGCCGTCGACCTTCACCGACGTACCGGTGAACAGCGGGTTGCTGGAGTCACGTACCGCGGCGTGGCGCAGGTTCTGCACGTACTTGTCGTCCTGCTTGAGCTTCAGCATGGCCTGGGGCGACAGAAACGCGTGGTACACCTCTTCGCCGCCGCCGTCGCGTACACCGCGGATGTAGCGGCTTTTGGCGTAGGTCTTGGCAGCCATGAGGGTGTCCCACATCGGTACGTCGGTGGCCGCAACCGCGTTGGTGGCGGCGTTGGGCACCAGTACCTTGGCGGTGGCATCCCAGCGCAGGCGACGGTTGGCCGAAGGCGCAGAGACGTCGTTGGCGAACTCCAACGCAGTCAGCCCGGACCCCGTTCGCACAGCGCCCGTGTTGGTCATGCCGTACGACACGCCGGAAAGCGTCAGGAACGCCATCTGGTCCATGCGGTCGGCCAGCCAGTAGGCCAGGTTGTTCTTCGCGTTCTCTCGGAAGTTGAACACCGACTTCTGATCTGCCATGCGGCCTTCGTGGCGGCTGGCGTGGCGCAACTGGTCGATGCGGATGTTCTGGTCGAAAATCTGCAACGATTCCTCGTTGCCTTCCAGCGTACGGTCGCCGGCGATGCCGTCGCCGACCAAGTCAGCCAGCAGGGTGACGATGGCGCGGGCACCCTTTTCATCCTTCTTCAGCTCGTCGACATGGTGAACCATGGCGTTCGCGCTTTTTCCGAGGAACTTGTTGATGAAAGACTCGTTGCGAGCCTGCTTCCACAGGGTGCGCGCCCAGAGCGTGTACTGTTCGCTCGACAGGGCTGCGAAATTGGTAAAGGACATGAAGGCCTCTCACGGTGGTTGAAACGAAGGTTTCGCCAGCGTTTTCGCCGTGGCAGGCGGGAGAGAAGCGCTTTCGTGGCCTCAGCCGGGTGCGGTGCAAAAAGACCCCGGTCGTAGCCGGGGGAAAGCACTGCTGCTGCAATACAAGAATACTATCAGATGACAGACAACATTACCAGCAGCTATCGCGTTGTCAAACCAAAAAGTCGCCCCGGAGACGCGCCAGGGTGTCTTCGGGGATTTTGTTGAACTCCTCGTACGACAACTTGCTCACCGAGCTGGCGTCCAGGCCGCCGCCGGCGGTGTCGCTGTTCGACCCCACGCGGCCGATGTTGGCCGGCGTGCGCTTGATGGTGTCCACTGCGCGCTTGCCGGCCGCCAGCTTGGCGTCGGCGGGCGGCGTCTGGGCGGCGCCGGCCACCCGCGGCTTGTCGGTGGTGGCGCGCTCCTGGGCCCGGTTGGCCGGTGCGCCCATCACGCGCTTGACGGCGTTCTGCAGCGCCTCGTAGGGGGCCTGGCCGCGCTGCACGTTGGCGACCATCTTGTCCATCACGTCCTGGGCCAGCTCGGCGTCGAACTCGTCGGAGTCCTCGTTCAGCGCCGGGTAGGCCTGCTCGACGCGCTCCATGGTGATGTCGTAGCGCGCCGCCTCGCGGGCGCGGCTCTCGGCCTGTACGGTGGCGGTGCGGATTTCCTCGTTGGTGATGGCCCGGTTCAGCTGGTTGATCTCGCGCCGCAGCGACTCGGCAGCGGCCGTGTCACCTTCGAGCAGGGCCTTCTGGTACGCCGTCTCCTTCTTGTCAACGTCGTCCTGGTAGCGCTGCAGCTGCTCGGTGGTGACTTGCGTCTGGCGCGTGGCCTGCTGCTGGCGCAGCTGGGCCTCCAGCTGGCGGTTCTTCTCGCGCTCCTTCTCCAGCACCGCCTTATGGCGCGAGAGCGGGATGCGGTTGTCCTTGCCCCGGCCCTTGGCGCCGCTGTCGCCGTCGTCGCCGTCGCCTTCGCCATCGCCGTCGTCATCACTGCCGTCGCCCTCGCCGGCCCCTGCGGCCGCCGCAGCGCCCTTGCCGGGGGTCTCGGTGCCATCACCGCCCAGATCGGCCGTGGAAGGGGCGCCGTCGCCCGGCAGGTCGGGGGTGTTGCCCGGCAGGGCGCCGCCGCCCGCGTCCGAGCCGTTGTCGCCCGCAGGCGCGAACAGGCGATTGAACAGGAATTTCACAGTCATCTTGGACCTCTATGTCGTCGAAGGAACGAGGGGCTCATTCGCCCCGGGGGGTGTCCGCCTGGCTCGCGGCCAGGCGGTCGGATGCGGCCTTCTGCAAGGCCACGATGCGGTCGGTTTCGGATTTTTGGGCCGCGGTCTGCGCCTCCAGCTGCAGCCTCTGCTGCGTCTCGGCCTCCTCGTTGCCGAGGCGGCGCTGGTCGATGTCGACCTCGTGCTGGAACTCGCGCTCCGCGAGGTCGCGCTCGTGCTCGGCCTTGGCCCACTCCAGCTGCGGGTCGGTGCCAGCCGCCTCGGGCTTGCCGCGCAGCAGGTCTTCGGCCTTGGCCGCGCGCAGGCCGGCGTCGGCGTGCTTGGCCGCGGCCTCGCCTTCCAGACGCAGCACCTCAGCCTCCTGGGCGCGCTGTTGCAGCCGGGCCTGGGCCTGCGCCTCGGGGCTGTTCTGGTCGCCCTTCATGGCCTTCAGGATGTCGGCCTTGTTCTGCAAGCGGCTGGCCTGGATCAGGACGTCGTCCGGGATCGCCACGCCCATCTCGCGCAGCGCCACGGCCTGCTCGAACTGGCTGTCCTCCAGCGTCTCGCGCTGCGGCACCGAGCTGACGATGATGTCGTACTCGCCCATGGTCAGGTTGTTGGCGATCTCGCCCTCGGGCGTCGCCTCGTTGACCATCACCGACTCCTGGTCGCCGGTCAGCCGGTTCTTGGTGATCGTGATCAGGCGCGGCTCGGTGTAGAACTCCTGCACCAGGTCGAGCACCGCGCGCGCGATCCAAAAATCCGTGCGCGTCAGGCTGTCCATCGGCTTGACCAGGTTGGTGCTGCCAGCCTGGCGCTTGGCCTGGATGGCCTTGGCCGCCACGTCCTCGCGGTCGAAGCCCTGCATGGAGTCCGACACGCCGGAAATCGTCTTGATGTGCTCCTCGGCCTTGTAGGAGACACGGTCCAGCCCCGTGGGCACCTGGTTGGGGGTGATCTTCTGGGCGTTGGCGACTTCGTCCACCTCCATCACCAGCCCGCTCATGGCGCCCTTCTGCTCCAGCTCGGCGGGGGTCATGTTGGTCAGCGCGCCGCGCTTGACGATCCAGCCGCTGTTGGCCGTGGTGTTCACCACGTGCAGCTCCTGGCTCAGCGTCTTGTTCAGCAGCTCCTGGCTGCTCAGCAACCCCTCGACGATGCCCAGCGTGCGACCGTGCATGAAGTACGGGAAGTACGGCACCACCGTGAAGTGCTTGAAGGGGCTCCAGTCGTCGTGCAGCACCACGTCGTCGGCCGTCACCGTCCACTTGATGCGCTGCGCCGGCTTCTCGATCACCACCTGCCCGGTCTGGGCCACCACGGCGGCGATGGCCTCGCGGTCGTCGGCGATCTGGCGCGGCACCGGCCGCAGGTCACCGGTCTCGACGGTGGCGAAGAACTTCTGCTTCACCAGCTCGCGGTACTGGCGGTCGATCACGCGGATGCGGCGGCGATGCTCGATCTCCGGCCCCGCATAGAAGTCATAGGCGTGCTTTCCGAACCGGTCGCGCCGCTCGTTAATCGAATCGTAGCCGTACTGCAGCGCGGAGCCGGTGCGGGCCTTCAGCAGCGTGGCGTCCGCTTCGCCGTACAGCTGCGCGATGTCCTGCAGCGTCATCCACTTGGTCACGAACACCTCGCCCCAGGTGTCGGGGTCGGCGTGCTCGGCGTCGGGGTCGACCAGCACGTTCTTGGGGTTCAGGTGCGTGATGCGCACCTCGCCCTGCAGGCTGTCTTCGTAGTCGATGCGCACGTCCAGGTAGCCGCGCCCGGTGACGATACCGTCCAGGAACATGTCACTGCGCAGCCACGCCAGCTGGTTGTTGTCACTGATCTGCTTGAACACCATGGCCAGCGCATCCGCCGTGGCGCCGGCGGCACCCCCGCGCGGTCGGAACGTCGTCTCCGCGCGGTTGTAAATCTGCTCGCCCTGCACCGTCGACACAGTGCTCAGAATCTTGTTGACGGTGAGCGCCGGCCGGCGCTCGCGCCGCAGGCGCACCAGGTCCTCCTGCTGCCACTGCTCGTTGCACAGGAAGGCCACGCAGGTGCTGGCCTTCTTGACGAAGTCGTTGTGCCCAGTGTCGCGCGCGTAGGCGTACCGACGCCATTGCTTCATGGCGATCTCAGGGTTCTGTGGCATGAGGGGGCTCCAGGGTCGAAGTGGTACGGGGGCGCGGGCGGGCGGGTGTAGGGGTGTCGGGGTGCCGGGGGTCACGCACTCATGTGCGTGCCCTCGGCGCCATGACCAAGCAGGCGGTCGCGCCACGAGGCGCGGGGGGTGGTCTGGGACGGCGCGCGCGGCGGCGGCGCGTCGACGGTCATCTGCGCCAGCCAGGCCAGCGCGTCCACCTGGTCGTCGTGCGCGGCCGCTGGGAAGCGGAGCATCTCCTGTTGACAGGCGCCGTACCACTCAGCGGCTTCATCGAAGACCACCGTGCCCTGCTGCATCCGCGCCTGCAGCGGACGGGCGCGCGTCAACTTGTCGGTCAGCGGCTTCAGCAGCACGACCGACACGTACATGCGGCGGCGGCGCGCCTCCTTGGCGAACACGGCGGCGAGCGAGCGCCAGATTTGGCCGTCCTCCACGCCCAGCACGACGGGGCTGTGCACCGCCCAGCGCGCGATCAAGGTCAGCATCGCGTTGACTATGAAGTAGGCGTCGCCCGAGCGAAAGCGCATGTGGTCGACGACGTAGAGCAGGTCCTCGGGCGTGTGCAACCCGATCACCCCGACCGTGTAGTCGTTCTGCCTCTTCTCGCTGATGGCGAAGTCGAACGCGCAGTAGATGTTGGTGCCGGTCGGGTGCGGCGGCTGCGAGCGACGGAAGTTCTCCTTGACGAAGTAGATGCCGTCGTCGGGCACCGGGTTCTGCTGATACAGCGCCGACCAGAACCGCGTCGGGATCGTCTTGCGGATGCGGTTGAGCTTCTGCAGGTCGTAGCGCTCAGGGTGCAGCGCATCGCCCTTGTGGCGCAGCAAGCGGCCGCGCGAGGGGCACTCATCCACGATCAGGTCGGTGTCCTCGTCTAGGTATTCGTCGAACTCGGCGACGGCCGGGTACTTCACCACCACGAACTGGTCGGCCTCCGGGTCGTCCTGCATGGCGCGCTGCAGCCGGCCCGCGAGGTCGTCGTCGTTCCAGCACGTCTGGATCACCAGCACGCCGCCGCCAGGCGCCAGGCGGGTGTAGGCCGTCGACGCGTACCAGTCCCAGAGCTTCTCGCGCGTGTCCGCGCTGTCGGCCTCCTCGGCGTTCTTCACCGGGTCGTCAATCACCAGCACGTGCGCACCCTTGCCGGTGATGCCGCCGCCCACGCCCGCCGCCACGTAGCCGCCGCGGTGGCCGGCGATGGCCCACTCCTCGGCGCTCTGCATGTCAGGGTGCAGGCGTGTCTCGAACACGCCCTGGTAGGAGTTGTCCGTGAGCACCTCCTTCACCTTGCGGCTGAACGACATAGCCAGCGACACGTTGTACGACGCCGCGATGAACTCGTGATCGGGGTAGTGCCCCAGGTGCCAGGCCGGGAAACACCGGCTGGCCAGCTCGCTCTTGCCCGAGCGAGGGGGCATCAGGATCATCAGGCGGGGGGATTTTTCCTCTGCCACGTCGCGGCTGAACTGCTCCAGGCGGCGGCACACGTCGGCATGCACCCACCCGGCCTTGTAGCGGGGGTTGAAGCGCTGCACGAAGGGCAGAAGACGCCGCCTGGCCAGCAGGCGGCTGGCCATTTCGGCCTGGGCCTTGGCAACAGCGGCGCTGGTCACGCCCAGAGGCCTTGCAAAGGGTCAATCATCGGCGTCCGCCTCCGAGAAGGCTTCGATCTCCGATGAGCCGGCGATCACAGACGAAGACTCCAGCAGCTGTACTGTGTTCTCGCTGCCGGCGGTGATGATTTTCAGCAGTTCCTCGTCGCTCATGCGGTCGAGGCGATCCATCACCACCCTGCCGGACACCGACACCGACACTTTCTGCTCAACCGGGGCGTAGTAGCCGCACATCTTGCCGATCTCACGCGCCGCGGCGACCATGGAGCTGGGCTCCGAGACCATCTTGGCCACGTCATACGCCTCCACCAGCATGTCCATGACCTTTTTGCGTGTCATGGCGCCGGCTTCCTCGTATTTCTTCTTCTCGGCGTCGTAGAGGGCCCGGATCGCCGGCATGTGGATCATGCTGTAGGCCAGACGCGTGGAGCCCTCGGGGTAACCAGCGCGGCGCGCGGCGGCCGGGAGCGTGTCGCCCTCTGCCCAATAGCGCGCGAAGAGCTTCTGCTTCTCGGTCAGCGGCTTGGTGGGGGACGTTGCCGCCGCGCCCGCGTTCGTGATGGTGCTCACGTACTTGCGGGCAGCGGCCTTTCGGGTGGCGTCCTCTTTTCCATAGCGCACGGTGCGGCTGCCGGGGGGTTTTACCGGCGGGGCATGGCGCTTCTTGGCGGCGGGGGCAGTCGGACGTGTGGCCACGGCGAAAATTTTTTCGATGTGCCTCAGATGAAAGGGGGTGGGCGGTTCGGATTCTAGCTTCTTCATAGGAAAAAGCTAAGGGGCTTGGAGGTTCGGTAGTGTTTGGCTGAGTGCGGCGGCGTGAGGCTCTCCCCCACCCCGCGCCAAGAAGCACCCCCACTTCGGATTCAGGTCTCCCGGCCGAAAGGGGGCCCCATTGGCGAGGTGGGGTGGGGGAGCAGCCCCTCGCTTCGCTCGTGTCTGCATCGTGCTGCCTTGCGTGTTCGTTCCTCAACACACGAAAGGAGCCCAGGATGAACACCGAGAACCGCACCGTGTCAAAGCTGACCAAGGCCGAGCTGGCCCGTGACCTGAACGAAGCGCTGCGCACGATCGAACAGCTGCGCCTGCAGCTGAGCATCAAGGACGGTGAGATCGCGGCACGTGACACGCGCCTGACCAACGCCGTCGACGCCTACCGGGCGCTGCGCGAGCAACTGCCCAAGCCCCTCGTCCCGCGCCGCGCCGTCGGCCACGTCGTCGGCACTTACACGCGCCGCGACGGCGCCGTGATCGAGAAGTACGTGGTCAACACACACGGCCACATCGGCCATCGCGTCGCCACGCCCGTCCCCGCAGCAGCTGAGTAAGGAGAGCACCATGACTCCCGAACAACGCGCCGCAGCCGCGGCAGACCGGGCCGCGCAGCAGAAGCTGCGCATGGACATCGAGCACGCGCAGATGTGCGCACCGATGTCGGATAGCGACAGCGACAACGACAACGATAGCGCCCAAGACGGGGCAGCCGCTGCGGCCAACTTCGTCGACACAGCCCACGGCGCCGTGGGATACGCCGCCGTCGAGGCGGCGTTCGGCCTCGTGATGACCACGTTGTGCGCGGCCATCACGAGCTGGTTTCTGACCGGCTGGGCCGCGCTTTTGGTGGCCTTTGCCACCAGCGTGCTGAGCACGGCGGTGATCAGCCCTTACGTGCATGCGGTGATCGGCGAGGACCGCGAGCTGACGATCGGCCGCGCCGTCGTCGGTGCCGCTGGCTGGCTCTTCGGCCGCGGCAAGAAAGCAGTGGCGGACGCCACCGCGTGATTCATCCGGTGCCGTGCAGCCCCTCACTTCGTTCGGGGCTGCGTCGTGCTATGGATTTTGTAGTTCGTGTTTGTTGTTCGTTCTTTACTTTTTCAAGGAGAGTGCCATGTCGATGAGTTTCATGATCAACGAAGGCCTGCTGCGCAACACGCGGCAGGAGTACGCCGCAGCGTTGCGGCCTAGCACCAAGCGCGTGGTGGCAGCGTTCGCAGCAACCACGTGCACCCTGTCCGCGGGCCTGGTGGCGGCAGGCGCCACAGCGCCGCACGCAGGCATGTGGTTATTCGGTGCAACCGGCAGCGCATGGTTCGCGCTGTTCGCTTACTACGTCATGCTGCTTGCGCTGAGCGCCGCTGCGATCGCCGCGGGCTTCTGGGTTCACGAGCGCGTGATGGACCACAGCGTGGATGCGTGGTACGCGGTGGCCAAGGACTGGTGCTCTGAAAAGATGAGCACCATGAAGCTGAGTGCCACCAAGAACGCTATCAACTAAGGAGCACACCATGTTCGAGATGGGTGCTGTCGTGGGGCTCGGCCTCCTGGTCACATTGGCCAAACTGCCGTGGAAATGGAAGATGTGGGTGATCAGTCATCCACTCTTCATTGACGTGATGGTAATGATAATGCTTCTCATTATCCACTGGGGGACCTATTCGGGCGTGATGGTCGCAACCATCGGCGCGCTGACGTGTTCCCTGGTACTTGCCGGCGCGCGCAAAGTCGTCGGCCACAACGAGAACGGCCGCTACGTTCCCGGCTGGTTCAACATCGCGGAGATGGGCAAGCTCGCTCCGCAACCAGCCGCCGCTGCGTAAACAGCAACTACCCCCCTTCACCCACCAGCCCGCCGTGTGCAAACACCGCGGGCTTTTTCACTTGGAGACCACCATGGAAATTCCCATGTCCTACCTCACCACCGACGACCGCGACTTCCTCGACACCGCGCCCAACACGGCCACGCTCGACCCCCTCGACATCCTCATCGAGCTCGAAGAAGAACTCGGCATGAGCATCGTTGCTTATCTCAAGCAGCGCACAAGTGAGATGCCCTCACGCTGAGCCCAGCCTCACGAGCATTCATCTTTCATCGAATGCTCGTCTGGGTGCGCGTCCGCGTACCACAACCCTCAAAGGAAACTGAAATGACTGCTATCGCACAAGCCATGAACGCCGCCAACATCACCCCTGACAGCGTCAAACAGACGTACGCATACTTCGACATCAACGATGCAATCGAAGACATCCAGAACGCCAACCTGCGCGCGCTCATCGCAGCAGGCGCGTCCGACACCATGGACTTTTGGACCACGATCATGGCCAACAACCTGGCGTGGACCGCGTTCTCGGTACTCCGCGAAAAGACCGACATCACGCTCGATG